TTTTGGGATAGATACTACTCAAAGTGAACCGCTCAGAGGGGATGGAGAAAAATACGATGACGAAATCTAACGCAGAGGGAGCCGAACAAGCAGCCAGGGATAAGGATAACGACCTTAGAATTGCAGAGTATTACCATGCTGCATGGGTGCTGAAGGCCGCAGCCAGTGGAGAAAAAGAAGACTGGGATCGAGCTAGCGAACTGGCAGATCGTGTTGCTAGGATTCGAGACTCTGCGCCCCCAAAAGTAGAGGACGAGGAGCTTTCGGATGAAGGCAGAACCTGTGAATTGTGTGACGGCCCCGTAAGGCTATACAACAGCGTATGGGTTAACATCGGCAGCCACAGCCGCCATAATGCTAAGCTCAAGCCCATCGGGCAGAGAGAGGAAGCGGATAAAGAGTGCCCTGAGTGTTTTGGAAGTAACTGGAGCAGAGATTCGGATGGGCCCTGCGCGAATACTTTTCATTTGAAACCCGCTGGAGGGCAGGAGGAGCAGCCAGCCAAGCATGACCCTAAGCCCGTAGCCGACCACGAATTCGCTCCGGGCGAGAAAGATGCCGACAGATGTTCTTACTACGACTACGGTGTACGCTGTGAATTGCGAGAAGAATTTCACCCCGAGCCGCCTTATATCGCGTTGAAGTGCAACCAGTGTGGCAGAACGGTTCGCGCCCATAGGCTAATTCGTCCCGGCAATGTTTGCCACATATACACATCGAACGGGAAGTACTGTACCGGCAAATTCGCAGCCGCCGCTCTACCGCAACAGGCTGCGTGTGTTTTCAGAACAGTGTGCCAACACGTGGGCGAGTGTGAATATTTGTGCAAGCAAGGTGCCGAGATGTACCAACGGTTGACAGGTGACCACCATCCCGCTCTACCGCAACAGGAGGAGACGGCCACTGAAATAGAGATGGCTATCCAGCGAATCAGGCTACTGGAATCAGGAATTCATTGGGCATTGCAGGCTTTGAAGGAAGGCAACATGATCCCATTTGTTGCCGCAGTCCGTGAAGGACTATACAAGAAGCTATTCCAGCCCACTCCTCTACTGGGGCAAGATGAGCCAAATAGAAAAGCCCCCTAAGGGGCCGATCTATGCTCTGCGATTTATCGCGGCCTCTCTCCTTGCCTAGGTCGTCTGGGCAAAGGTGATTCCGGTCGGGAAGGCGGGTACAGGTACCGATGGGGTGATCGTAGCAGTGATCGACCCCGACTCACTCGCGCTGGTGGCTGTGTAGACGACGTTGAACGGGCTTACCGGATTATCAACAAAGGTCTCAGGCAGTGGGATGGTAACGATGAGGCCGGTGGGGTCAACGGTGGGGGATACGGTAGGATCGCTCGATACTGCGGTGAAGACGGCATCGGAGGGGAAGGTGGCGCCGGCGGGAGCGAGCGTGCCGGTGAATACGAGGGTGTTTCCTGCAACGGGAGGAAGTGCCATGGTGTTCTCCTTGAACGTGATGCTGGTTGGGAAGCGATGAGGGGGTAGGCGGTGCAGGATGCGCTCCAGCAGGCCCTTAATGTCATAGAGAAGTTGGTTGTCAGACTCGTGGCGGTGATGACTCATTGGAGCCTCAATATCTTGCATGCTGATTCATGCAACGGGTGGTGTAGTAGCCGCACCCAAGGTGTTGAGAACTAAAACAAGCGCATTGTTGATGATCGTCGCCTGCGCTGCCGTGGTGCTGGGGAAGTATTGATCGAGCTCTGGCCCGATCGCCGCGAGGACAGCCGCTGCTTTCTGGTCTCCCGATCCGGTCTGCTGCGCTGCGGAGGCTGCAATAGTCTCGGTCACGATGATTTTGTTGAGCCAGGAATTGACGAGGTTGATTCCCTCCTGAACTATGGCCCCCGCACCGAGCGCGGCAGCTGCCGTCTCCCCCAGTCCCTCCACCGAGGTTACAACCGCCTGCCCCTTTGCAGAGCCAAGCCAGCTAAATACTGCCTTGAAGTCCTTGCCGATTGTGCTGAGAAAACTCATGATATTGCTCCTTTAGGTAAACAGCTTGTCGAGTTCGTCGAAGATTTGAGAACAGGGAATAATCCACGGCTTTGAGGGGATGGAGACGGTAATCGCGTTTCCGGTAATGACCCATGTAAGCTGCACGCCGTGCGTTTCTGCCGATCCTGTGGGCTGGGTGGGGTCGATCTGAATACCCGCCTCGGTCGCGATCTTCTGGCAGATGGCGGCGGCTTCTCCTGCATTCAACGGATACGTGCGATTTGGGCAGGAACTCATCGCAATACTCCGATATGGCCAAACGCAAACCCGCCAGTCAGCAACTCAATGAAACAGATCAGGAAGATAATAGCGAAGATCACCCGCACGACCCAAACAAACGGAGGGGGAATCGGGATCATCGATAGAATCCACCAGACTACCGCGAAGATGACGAGCAGGATCAGGAGTGAAACCAAGAGACTAAGCATGGGGAGCCTCTGTAGAGTTGGATGCCGGAGTTGTCACAGACGTACTCGTCTTTACATTGGTTCCCGGAGGGAGCTGAACGCCGTCAGTCTGAAAAACACCTAGCAGGACTTTGCACACGCCGTTGACGGACACAAGAATTGCTGCTGTTCTTGGTTTGATGATGCTCGACACCATCAACGTTGCGGTCAGGGCAAAGGTGGTGGTAAGAATAGACTGGACTGTCGACTTCCAGTTAGCAGTAAGGTGTTCTAAGTTGATTGTCATGCTGCCTCCAGTATCGCAATATCGTCTTTGGCCCGAGCTGGAACCTGATAACGCCAGTGAGAAGCCTGTAGTCCGGCGGCTGCACCCTTCCAGTCTCCTGATTTCAGGGCTGCGATGGTATTGACAAACTTGCTGAATCCTTCCATTCCCATATTGAAGATTACATCACAGACTACCGCCTGTACTTTATCAGGCATCGTCATAAAAGTGGGGAAAATATTCAATGCTTGGCCGATAACGATATTTAGCTGATAGCCAAAAATCTCATCGACCTGCGCTTGCGTCATGATCGCATCACCATTCTTGAGGGAGTTGAGATTAATGCCGAACATTCCGCAAATCTTCGGGGCGTCTGCCGAGTCCAGGTTGAATCCCACCCCGATGGTGAGGTGACCCGATGTATCGTTATATACGCTTTTTCTGCTTCCCTCATGGCCGGTAATGAGATTTTCAATCAGTGTTCTATTCACTTCGTCACCGTCCTTTCGAGGACAACCTTCACAAGTTCAAAAACTACAGCTCCCAGAACTGATATTCCCGTTACGTAGCCTACTGCTTTTGCCCAGTTGATCTTGATCTGGACTACATCAGATTCTACTTTCGACATCCGGTCGCCCATCCTATCTGCAATCTTCTCAAGGCCGTTAGTCACACTGTCGACCAGTGCCTGCTGGCCATTGAAGAGCCTGTGAATGTCCTTGCGGTTCTCCTTGTGGTTGGCGTCTTGGAGAATGCTGATTGCGGAGTGATTCGCCCTCTGAGTCGCGTCCAAAGCGCTAACCTCTGTGGTTAGTTTGTTGATCTGTATCTGCATCGAGACCTCCGCTGCTGTACCCGTTCTTGGCCCCACTACACTCCCCCTTAACTGCACAATTTTATCCCGTATTCGATGACTAATTCGCAGTGGGCGTTGCGGTAACCGTCATCCCCTTGACGTGACAGATATAAGGCGTCGGCGGCGTCATGCCGTTACTATCGAGCTGGAAGGCTGCGTGCAGGTAGTCAGACTGCACCATAGGTGTTGCCGCGCGCGTCACGTTGATGGGAGTCGTAACGCCGTTGAGGGTGAAGTCAACGTGAGTTAGAGTGCCCGAAGCCGACCGTAGGAAGGTTGCAGTAATCGCCGTCCACTCCCCTGCGATAAGCTTCACCGGGATCGTCGTAGCTTCCCATGCGGAGGTTGTGTAGTTGAATGTTCGCCATAATCCCGATCCCTTGATGTCCGCCTGCCACGCCATATTGTAGATATTACCGCCAACGTTCTGCTGCAACTCAAACTCCACCGCCTGACACGCGGACAGATCGGCAGCAGTGGGCAGCATGAACTGAAGGGAATAAGAGAATAGCGTATCCGCGTCGAAGTTGCCTGTGATAGGTAGGTACCAATAGCCGTTGTTGTATGGGTAGTTTCCCTTGGCCGAGAAGACAGTATCACCGGGAACGATCGTGAATGTGCCGTTCGGTTTGGAAGATCCTCCACCAGAGTCTCCGCTATTGCCTGCCTGTAGCCATCCGGGTTGCGTTTCAAGGCTTGTCAGTGTCGTAGTCATTGTTCATCCTTTAGTTGTGGATAACCGTGCAGGTAATCGTTCCTGCTCCAGCAGTGTTGCTTGCCGTCGCTGAAAGAGCCACCATCCGAACGGTGATTGAAGTGGTGGAAGTGGCCGTTATGTCAGCGGCTGTGATGGGCCCTGCCGTCACTCCCGTTACCGTGCACCCGGCAACCTTGTAAGCTGTGTCGGGCTCCGTGACGGGAAGAGTGATGGCCTGCGTGCAGCTATTGCCGATAGCTCCTATTGTAATCGCACAGCCCGTTGTCGAGGGAAATTGAAGTCCCGCCGCATTGGTTACTTTTGTGCTCACAGTCAGGCCGGAAACGGTAACGGGAAATGGCAGAGAAACGGCGTGGCCTCCTGAACTCCCAGAGCAGTTCAGGGTGATCGTAACCAGCGGATTCGTGCCGGCCGCTGGCGAGCTGGCCAATGCGCAATCGTCAGCCGCAGAGGCTGTCCCGTTCCAGTAGTTCGAGTTGATATTTAAATTAGGGGAGACGACGTTTGCGCTGCTCGTCGCTGCGGTGGCGGGAAGGACAGAGACCGCATTTAGAAAGCTGGTAGCGCCATTGAACTGATTCGCATTGCTCCATGTGTTGGACAGGTTTAGGAATGGTACTGAGGTAACCGGAACTCCGCTATCAACCGCATCTAAGCCACCTCCAGACGTCGACCATGAGACGAGATGGCCGGTGGTGGGCGGGGTTGTATTTGATGAAACATACGTAGTGCCACTACCCGTCGGCGTAGGGCCGGAAGTCAACGAACTCGAGCTCCATTTTGCCAGCGACCCTGAAGCGGGAACACCACCAGTAACCGTTGGTATTGCGGTGCCTCCGCCAATAAGGCTTGTGGCTACTGCGCTCGCTCCTATGGCCACGCCCTGGGAGGTCATAGAGCCCAACTGGTAGGTGTTGCCGTTGGCCGTATTCGTGCAACGCAACGGCGTAAAGTCGCCGCTGGCCGAAGTGGAGCCGCCAAACTTCAGTGCATCGCAGATCCATCCCGAGGTAGCGAAGGCTATCTGTGCAAAGGCACCAGAGAACGGAGCGGAGCTGCTGGGCAACTGCTGCATAGCGATACCAAACTGGTCTCCTGCACCGTCGTTGAAGTCGGTGGCGCCGCAGCCGAATCCTCCGCTCAGTGAGCATAACGAGGACACTCCAGCAGCCATCGTGCCGCCCACACCCTGCGCCTTTAGCGGAACATTAACCTGTCCGGTAATCGTCGTCGACTTGCCGCCTGCGTCCAGCGCGGTGAAGACGTACCCAGCCGCGATCTCGGAATTTTGCAGGGTCAGCTCCAAATTGGCGTAGCCGCCGTCGTTTGGGTGCATGTTCGCCGTGGAGGCAGGGGTCGTAGTCGTAGCCGTGGTTGAAATATCAGTCGTGTCGTTTACGCCCGGCGTGCCGCCGATCTGGTCGACAAAGTAATCGGGCAGTCCAGCAGCGGCCATTGCGGCTACGACCGCCTTCGAAGCGTTGTTGTAGACCACGGCATTAGTAAATATGGCGTTCACGCCAACCGTAAAGACAACATTCTCATTCGCTGTGTTCGCCGGCGGGATCCAATCCACGCCCACGATTCCTATCGCGTTGCTGGTCAGCGCGGTTATCACCACCGTATGCGTCGTGCCCGACGTCACCGCAAACATCTGCCGGGAAAAACCTGTTGAATCGCTTGACACTGTAGAGCACTCGAACCCGGTGAAGGTAGTCGTGCCTGAGCAGTTGTCCGTCTGCAGCGTGCCATCCACGCTCACCGTAAAGGTGCCAGCCGTATACAGGCTGAACCCATAGGAGTAGGTAATCCCGACAAACCCAGAGGCAGAGGAAGGGATGCTGAACGTCAGCGTCGATCCGGAGGTCGAAGTCCCTACCGAGTTGCCAACGGAAAGAAGACCTGTAGGGTTAGGTGGGTTGGGTGGACTGATAAATAAATTGTCGTTCGCCCACGATCCTGTCTGGGTGGCCTGCGAGGCGATGATCCTGAACTGCGCGGGTATCGTCAGCCATGCCTCAGCGGCCATCATGGAGTTTTTGAACTGAGTAATACACGCCGAAGAGGCAGCCCCACCACAGTTATCCGCAGTGCCGTCGTTCGCTCCGCCGTCGAGCAGAGACACACTCTGGGCCAGTGGAATCGGCTGAAAGGCCTGCACAACCGATCTTGATATCTGTCCGGATAGCGTACCGCTCACACCAAGATTCGTCGCCGCAACGGCGGTCGTATCTCGCGATACCAGGCCAACTATTCCGGTAACGGCGGGCGTCGTAGCACCAACTCCGAATATGTAGCTATCACCAAACCCCCACAACGCCTGCGGTGTTTTCAATGCAGCAGTGCTAGAACCGCTGGAGGCTGCGGTTAGTCTTCCGTCAGAGCCTACAGTAAGGCTGGTGTTGGTGTAGCTTCCAGGTGTCACGCCGGTAGGCGATAGCCCGGCTCCGGCAACGTAATTAGTTCCGTCATTCCACATTCCGCACACGGAAGACCCGTTAGTTATAGTCACTCCAGTTCCAGAAGTTCCGATCACCTGAATGCTCTGCCCTCCGGTAGTCGCATTCTCAACGCAGCCAAGTGGAAACCTGCCAGAAGGAAATATCAGGTTGCGCGTCGCTGTCAACGAAACCGTCGAGGTAACTTTGAAGCTGAAGGCAGAGGTCTCCTGCGCCGTCATCGTGTGGTTGGCGTCGGTACTCAGAGAAAGCGTACCGCTGTTGAGGCATGGGAACCCCTGGCATCCGATGTTGCCAGTCAGGTTGATCTGCGGTGCTGGTATCTGCGGGAAGGCAGCGGCGCATATACCGAATAGCGACGCCAGCACGCAAAGCACTAAGAACCATTGATAAACAATTTTCATTAGCTGGTGATCCTCGGGGCAAAGCTACCGGTCAAAACGTTAGTGCTGGCGTAAATAAACATCGGCACGGCTGTACCGTTGGCATTCACAAAACTCACCGATATCGGAGCATTGAAGGCGAACGGGAATCCGGTGTTTGCGTCGATGAAGGTATGACTTCCTCCCGTCAGCAGCAGGTATACGACCTGAGATGCAGCCGTGAGTGGGCCGAATGTTTCGCCAACCACCTCTGCGCCTAGCTGCGTTCTCGGCAGCGCATCGCCGGTGCTAATAACTGCAGTTGTTCCTGACGCAGTTATAGCCGAAGTAGCTCCCGCTGCTCCTACGCCGGCGAAGATGGCTGGCTGCCATATAATCTGCTGTTGCGCCGTCTGCGTCGTTCCGTTGGCCGCGTTCAAGGTAAATGTCGTGGTTGTCACAGTGGAATGGGCGAAGCTGCCGGTTATCGTTGCATTGGTAAATGGGGTGGACAGCGTAAATGGCGAGTTGATGTTGTCCGTGTTGGTGATGAACGCGCTCGACGGGGTGGTCGAGTACGTCGCCATAAAAGTGGGGTTGACCACCGCAAATCCTAGCTCCACGGTGCGCCCTCCCGTAAAGCTGTTGATCACGAAGGCCACAGCCGCCGATATGGTTATGATGCTGCCGCTGATTGAAATACTCAGTCCGGGGCCAGCGGCAAGCGTCAGTGCTCCAGTCAGCGTGTTGAGAGAAGTAACCCCAGCTCCGCTTGGCGTCTGCCACGTCGCCGTAGTCGGGCTGGTGGCCTGAAGTATCTGTCCTACCCCCGGCGTGCCGGTGACGACCACGCCAGCGCTAGGTGCACCTATCTGCGTGGCCTGGATGATGCCTGTACCCGTCGGTGCAAGTACCGCTCCCGTCCCTACCCCCATAGTTGCGGTGGTGTTCGTTCCTGTGCCGATTTCGTCAAAGGTGACTGAACCGGGCGTGCCGCCGCCGAGCGCGATGTTTTGATCGGGGTACGAGAAAATACCAGCCGTTGGGATGACGTAGACAACCGTGTACACACCTGGGGTGAGATACGCTGCGAACTGGCCCAGACCGTCTGTGATCAGCGGCTGAGTTATTGCGCCGCCAGCTCCGGTTGAATTGGAGAAAACTGTCGCCAGCGGCGTCAGTGCGCCAACGTTGGCCGGCTGCGTCAAGAAATAGACGGAAACTCCCGCTAGAGCTTGGCCTACTGCGTTCTGTACCTGCGCGGTTTGGTATCGTCCAAAACTAGCCATTTTCCCTCTATCCGAAGCAACTTACGATCAATCCAGTGGTGCCGTCGCCGCCCGCAAGTGCAAGAACCTTAGCGCGAATGAACTTGATGCCGACGAAGCTGTACAGCGCCCCTGACTGCGTTACTGCGCTACTTGCGATGACAGCCAAGTTATAACTAGGTGTGAGAGTCGGAAGAGTGCTACCTCCGATACCGCCCTGCGCATTTGCAATCGTCATGTACTGGGCGTCGTCATCTACGTTTGCTCCTTGCAGCACCACGGTAGCCCCGGTGGGTAAAGTCCCAGTCCATCTCGCCTGCAGACCCAGGCACCGCGAGTTATCGCTCTCGTCAGGAGTGAATACTAGCGCGAATGGAGCGGACGCCGATCCCTGCACAACCAAGTCAGGAACTTCAGCCGATTGCACCACCACGGTACCGGTATCCGCCGTACCTGCGATGTTGGCATTCGTCAACGCGAAGCTAAGCGTACCGGCGCCGGTTGCTGGGTTGATGGTCGTAGCGGTGAGCGTGGCCGGGTCAACGTTGAATACGCCGCCATTGCTGGTAGTTCCGCGCACGCCCATCTTGGCGCCGACGATCGGCAGTCCAAGCCCCGCCGCATTCGTTGGGCCGCCGCCAGATTGCAGCTGCACTGTCAGCGTAGCGACGTTTGATGTGATGGCAACATTCGTGACCGAGAACAGCATGTTGTCCGTCTTGTACTCGCGGCTGCCAAATAGGTAGTTTGGCTCTATCTGGGTAGATAGCCGCTTGATAGTCTTGAACGGTGGGCCGAATGCGGAATTGCTATACAAAGCCATAACTTTACCTCACTAGTTTAGATCTATTGGCATACCCTAAAGCCGCCGATGGGGCAGAAGGAACTGGCTGTGGAGACGTATTCATTGTAGGCGGTGAAAGTATTCCCTTCAATTGCGAAATAGGATCACCGAACCCTCTTACATGCAAATAGTGATCAATCTTTCCTGAAACAGAGTTGTCCTGAGCTGGAACTGCGATCAATTGCTGTAATGGCCTCTCCAGCGTGTTCTTTGTGGCGTCCCACGCATTCAGTTGATCCTTCGACATGTGCGTAGTCAGCTTACCTTGCGCAGACGTCAAATCCTCCACCATAGAAGCCTGCTGCTCCGGGTTGTAGTCTGTTACCGTCTTGCGCGGGTTGGCCTGCAGTCCTTTTACGCCGCCATAGTTGTAGTCACTAAGCGATGACGTGAGAGGAAGTAGATAGTGTTCGCGGTCATTGAACTGATCGTTTCGGCTGTTCTGGAAGACGTGGGTTGCTTCATGGGCCGCTGTCGGCTTGTCGTACATGTCAGGGCGCACTACGTTGATCCTAGCCTGTCCTGCAGGTACGTCAGCCACCTCGCCCAGGCTGCTAGAACCCTGAAATGAACCCAGTCCCTGCGACGTAGGAATAGCACCGGCAGACGCCCACGAGGGCTGGCCGGAGTTGGTAATGTCTTGCAGGTTGCGCAGTCCGGTATTGGGTGGGGTCGGCATTATTTTCCAGTCAAGTCTTTCAGTCGTCTTCCCTCAATTACTTTCGGCTTGGCCCTTGTTGCTCCAGGACGCTGATCCGGGAAAATATCACTATGCGACGATAGCGGAACGTCATCCGAAACGGAGGATGGCAGTATTCTTCCTTGCCGCATCGGCGTGGTGTCGTATCTGAATGGAGTACCCTTCGGCCCTTCTACTTCTCCACCTAACTCGATCGGCGGGGCGTTCAGTAGCCTTCCGGTACGCATGGCCGTAGTGTCGTGATAGAAGTTTGGCGGTCTATAGCCTTCAGGGGTTCCACCAGCCTCGGGCGCGCTGCCAAGCTCTATGGCTGGCGCCTCCAACTGACCCATTGGCTGGAATGGCGTATACCTGCCGTAGCTTGGCTTTGGCCCAGCATTCGCGAATCCCTCTTTAATTCCAACGTCGCTTGGACTCATGCTAAACATCGGGCGTCCGGCTACCAGATCGCGCATCCCCGAAATAATGTGACCTGGTGCCTGCAGAGGGTTCTTGATGCTGATCTGCCCAATCTTCCCAAGTCCAGATGGTTGCTGGGTTTCTAGCAGCGTGCTGCGACCCTCTACCTGCTTGCCTATGCTCGACAGCGATCCATAGTCCTTCATGATGCCTTGCGGGTCAATTCCGTACTGCGACAACGCGGGATATAGAGCTGATTTGATGTCCTTCTCTCGCGCTAACGAATCGGCCTGCGAAAGACCCTTTTGCTCGGCCAGACGGAGAGCGGAAGGGTCGCCAGTTTTAAGGCCTCGGTTCATGGCAGACAGTTCGCGCCGCTCGTCGTCAAGAGCTCGTATCGTCGTCATGCCGTCAGGCCCCTTTACCGGGTTGTCACCTACGGCATCTAGCGTATCTTTGTACGGCTTGAAAACCTCACTTTTGGCCTGTGGTATGCGCGCCTGCAAATCCTCTAGAGATGATGCTCCCTGCAAGTATGGTCGTGCATTTTGCACGCTGCTTTGCATAGGTAGAACCTTCTTACCGTTAGATGGAACTCGTAACCCTCGCAGGGCTGCCGCATCCTCATCGCCGATCGCAGCCGTTCTCGCTGCGGACGCAACTTTACCTACTCCGCTAACAAGTGGCTTCAGCGCAGCACCGCCGGCCTCGCCTAAAATCGCTCCGGTGCCGAGTTGACCTATAGCGTTGCCAACAGCCCTGCTCGGATCAGCGCGGGCTGCATCCACCTCTTGATGTGCTTCGTCCAGCCATGCCTTTGGGCCAGAACGAACAGCATCCACTTCGCTATGGGCTGAATCCAGGGGATGTTGGATCATGTTGGCCAACCCGCGGATAGCCTGACCTCCTCCTTGCCCAATATTTTCTACTAGCCCCTTGAGCGCACTATCACCCGGCTGTGCGCCTTGCGTGTTGGCGTTTAAATTATTTGTCATCGTGCGAAGGAGTGAAGGCCGTTCAGAAGCAGGCGCAGGTAATGGCGTGGCGTACTGCGCCCACTTATCGGCGCCACCATTATTTTGTGGCTGCACCGCGTATTGATCCCATTTGTCAGCGGGCATTGGGATGATCCTTCTTGAACTCGGCTACATGCTCGGGAGGTATCTGGTATTGCTTACCGCCGTCAGTGAACGTTTGCGATCCTCCACCCTGCGAAGTCGTTCCTGACCCTGAAAATTCCTTGCGGTAAGCGCTCTGTATGTCTCGTATGCCTCCAGTATCGTTTGCCTTCGATAGCTTATCCAAATACTTATCCTGCATCTGCATCTTTTCCTGAATCTTGCTACGCACGTCGCCGAGAAGCTGATTTAGCTGTGCGATCTGCTCAGGTGCCATCTTTCCTTTACCCTCTAAACCATTGATAAACCCCTCAAAGCTACCCTTGATGCCTCTTGCGTTGGTGATGGCGTTCAATTCAGCCTGCGTGACGCGCACACCGCTGCCCTGACCGCCTGCTAGGCCGACAAGGGATTTCACTGTACCGACCGCCTGACCCATGGCTCCGTCGTTTACTTCCTGCATTGCCTGGTCTAGTGCTTGTGACTGTGCGGTCGCTTTTGCGAACTGTCCTCCCAAATCCTTGGAAGCGGCCATGTACTCTTTTTCGGTATCGGCGTCGCGTGTCCGCTGTCCTGCATTTGCGGCGGTCTGCTGCTGGATAGTAATCTTAGACCCTCCCTGATCTCTGCCAACCACCTGATTCATTGCACCGGCAAGAGAAGTCGCATCGGCGGTAGACATTCCAGCGGTGAATTGCCCTTTGGGTAGGTGATATTTATCGGCTATGGTGTCCCACACCGCATTACGCTTATCGGCTTCGTCTTGGCTCAGTGGCTTAGCTTGCAGTTTCTGGAAATCTGCTGCTGTCCCCGTAGGGTTTTGCTGGTGCCAAAGCTCGAACTCGTTCTTTGCTGTAGGGTGCAGTAGAGCGGCGGCTTGATCGTTCTTGTATGCCACATCTGCTGCGTCGATAGCAGGCTTGTCTTCCTGCTCCTGCTGTAGTCCAGCGGTCTGCGTGGTGCGCAAAGCGTTCTCGCTAGCGGATGAAGCATCTTCTGTATCCTGCTTCTGCAATCCGGCCAACTCTCGCACATTCTGGCCATGCTGAATTTGGCTGTGGAGCTGCGTTCCGGGGATGAGTGCCATCGTTCCGGGAGCAGCGATATCTCCCGCTACGTTACCGATAGTCGCCGCGATGTGTCGCACGTTCTGCCAGAATCCCTGTGGCTTGTTCGGGTTTTCGTACGAGCTGATGCGGTTCTGCAATCCCTGCTCTTGCTGGCCGCGCTGGTTTAGTCCGACGAGTGGCTGCAATGAACTACCTAGCTGCGGCAGCGAGCTTGGCATCCTATCAACGCTTAGTGAAGGTGGCGGGGCGTTAGGGTCGGGTATGAGGTCATTGAGGGCCATTTATGGGTTCAAGCCCTTCAGGATGCTTCCGGCTCCGCTGGCATCGCCGCCTAGGGTTCCTAGTATCCCCATCGTCGTGTTCAGCCCGCTCATAGAGTTGCCAATCTGTGCATCCTTTGCCACCTGACCGGCAGCGTTGTTCTGTCCGCTGACGTCGGTTCCGTACAATCCTGAAAGCAAGCTGCCAGCCTGCGATTGCTGCTGCAGTTTCACGCCAGCATTCTGGGCGTTAATACCTTCGGATATTCCTGCATTGGTTTTACCGGCAGTCCGTGCCGCCGAGTCAAGCGCAGCGGAGAATCCGTTAGGATTGCGCTCGGTCATGCCCATCTTGCCGGCCGCTCCGGTAAGTCCAGCCGTGGCGCCGCCAGAGCCAGCAAGACCGCTCGATAGCATTGAGCCGATGTCCTGCTGCGAATATCCGGATGGGTGATTGAGTTGGCTAGTTAGGTACGGAGTCAGGGTCGAGCCAATACCCGCTGCCGATGCTCCGAGACCTGCAGCAGTGCTGCCGGCTGCGGTCGCTGCGTTATTCGATATCGTTGAATCTTTCATCTACGCGCCGAGACCATGCCGACCAACCGGGGCGGGATTGATGCCATCCAAGTTGTAACAGCCGTTTGCTGAAGCGTTTCGTGGTCTCTGGTGAGCATCGGGCATTCAAATCGTTTAGACCTAAGCGCCATGCTTCTAAAGTTACCGCATCGTTCAATTCCTGTATAGTAGAGAATTTTCGGCGTGGGTCAAGCGCGGGATCAAGCAGCAACACCGCCTCCGCTGTCAGTTGCAGGTAGCACGAACCGATTACCCCCTCTGGGCCGATAGCTACCTTGTTAGTAAGGATGAGCGGCGAGGCAAAGTCAGGAAGGTTAAAGTTATCCAACCCGGAGCGGTGGATCGCCTGGATGATCGGTAAATCGGGAGATGTATAGTCTCTGATCATCCCCACTTGTCCAGTTCGTCAAGTCTTGGCATCGCCTTTATTCGCTTGCCCGATTCATTGGGGCGACGGGATAAGGTTAGGTGGTTCAAATTCATCCACCCGCCTCGAAGTTCTTTCTCTTTTTTTATTAGGTCAGACTTCCATCCCTTCGGCGGCGGCCACGGTACACCCCACGTGGCAAGTTGTTCTTTAGTGAATCCACCTGAATTCGTCATACCTAATTCGATTTCTTTGTTTGTTGGCATAAATCATCCATTTTTTTAAAACACACCGGGGTCCAGCGGGTCACTAGTCGCTGATGGTTTACTATTCCTCAAATCCAATTTTCCAACCTGCCCCCGCTGTAGGTTTGGGCGTGTTCTGGAACCCGGCTAACTCAAACCGGATTCAAACTCGTTCGAGCGTCATCCTCGTCGAAGTCGGAAAATACAATCCGAGTGCATATTTGGCGTGAGAAATCTACTCCTGTACGCTGCCATTTCCGTGGGAGGATCACCATGCACGGACGCGGCCAAGGCGCACGAATGCGATAGGGGTGATTCGACCGATATCTTCGGGGAATTATCCATAAATTTCCTTGGCAGTTGCAGAATACCACGGAACGTAGTATTGTCAAGGTGCGGGGTTGAGCGGCGCAACTCCTATCCTGAATGATCCTTGGCGGTTTCACTCAGGCTCCCCCGCAAACTTCCCTACTTCCTCTGCTGTATCTTTCCGAGCCCTTGCCCGCCCTGCCCACTGTTCGGCCCTGTACCGCTGCCCTGCGCCGGCGCAAAGTTCATCTGCGTAGGGTTGCTGGTAGTCATGGTGAACGGCGTAGGGCTGCTCGCGCCGCCTGCAACGGTTATGCTTGACGGCTGTCCTGCTGGGTTCTGCGAATAGGCGCGCACAAAATACGTGTGGGGCGTCCCTGTAGCCGTCTGCGCCGGTAGATGGAACGGTGGTGGCGTCCGGCTGGCTCCGGCGTCGTGGATGACCACTGGTGAGCCAAAGGCGGGGTCTGTGTGAATCTCCACCATATACCTAGAGTTGCGCTGTACCTGGCCTGGGTGGTTGAGCGTAACGTGCATCAGCTCGCCGGCCGAAGCTACCGAAACGTTTACCGAGGCGATAGGCGATGGTGCCGCCACCTCGCCAGTAGCCGACGCCGCAGTATTTTTGGCAAGAGTGTTGACCGCTTGGATGATGCGCCGATACAGTCTTCCAGACGAAGGGCTAGTCTGCTCTATCTCGGATAGCTCACGCCCGCCGTCTAAGTCTCCGCCTATGCCAACCATGTCAGAATCCTCGTATGGCGGCCCATGAATCGGCAGCCCCTGAAAGTGTAAGTCTGCTGATGCTGAACCATCCGCTCGCCATGCCGATCTCAACAAATACCCTCTGAGCGTACTCGTCCAGTGGGCCTTGAATGTCGTTGGCCGCAGGGTTGTCGAGGTCGATTCCCCCGGGAACGATGTAGGGGTAGGGCGCGGCCAGTACGTTCTGGAAAAATGCCAATCCCGCATTTCCTTCTCCGCTTGCCAGTAGATCGAAGAACCGATACCGCTTATTGAACTGACCGAACATCGGCAAACTGTCCTGCTTGCTTGTGTCGATGAAGCCGTAGGTGCAATAGGACGAGACGAACGGTACGCCGTCGTCAAATCCCCTGACAGTCGGGTCAAGAAAATAAATCTTGCTCGAATTTATGCCGTTGCAGAACATCACCAGGCTTAGCAGCTCACTACGCTTCACCAGCCCGATAAAAGGCGTTGGAATCGTCCACAGCGACCACTTTCTGCGGATGTCGTGCACGGCAAGCTTACCGGCAAGCGTCATGTGTAGCGACATGCCCGCCATCAACTCATCAATCGTTCCTATGCCCTTGTAGTCTAGCGTCAAAATCACGTTTGGCGACGTTGGTGCTGCATTCACCTCAGCGGTTGTCATCCACGGATTAGGCGTAGGCAGGGGTATCGCCGCATACATCTTCTGGTTGGGGATGTCATTGCATATCGAGACACCCTCAGCGGCATCCCAGTTGATCGCGTTCCAGATGTCCTGAATCTCGATCTGTATCGGCGTTGGCGCGCCGCCGTTGAATAGGTACCATCCGTTCTGACATGCCATCGAAGCCCACTCAGCTCCCTTGTGCTTGTCGATGGTGTAGGCGTGGATACCACAAGCTCCGGCGACGTTCGACACCTCCTCGAATGGACTCCAGTTGGCAGGCTCCTGATTTGGCGTGTCTTTGAGGAAGCCTAGAGATGATTCTTTGACGATGTACAGCAGGGCGCGAAGTTGGAAACCTCCGTTGGCAGGCTGGTTGTTCACTGTCTGCGTATCGATGATTCCCGTCACCTGGTCGAAGCTCTCCGGGTCGCTGTCGCCGCCTGACTCATCTTGTCCGTAGCTTATCGTCAGGCCCGTAAGGTTGGTGGGGTCTTCGGTCGGAAAGATCATGATGCGATCTATCTCGATGTCCGCACCGTCAGGCATATTTGATCCGTACACACGTAGTTGCAGGTTAGACGGGATATTGAGCGTGGAGTTTGTGAGTAGCGTTCCCTCAAACGTCTGCATCGTCGAAGTCATGCGCACCAACGATAAGACAAACTCACCGAACTGCTGCCCAAATCCGTTGGAGTTTAGCGCCGTTAAATCGATTATCAGATCCCCGCCGCGCGCCGAGGAAGGAGTCCTGCAGGTCACTCGCACCGAGTACGCAGTCTGGTTTTGTAGAATCGGTACCAGGTTTATGTCCTGAAATGCCGACTGGTAGATCAGGTCGAACTGTGGCGGGCTCGTAGCTCCGGTGATGTTGTTGATGTAGTACGAATTGCCGAATATCGGCGACACAAGCAAAGTACCGGTGCCTGTGCTTGTTTCCTGAATCCACCCGAGCGGAGACAGCTTTGCATTTGGCGTCGATAGGTACCCTCCGTCGAAGCTCAAGTTAAGGAAGTTTTGTATCTGGTTTCTGACCCTTCCCCACACCGTGCGTCCGGCATACTGCAGGTTCCATGCCGCGTCCGGAAGCTCTTCCAGATTGAACAGGTTTCCGCCCTGGATATCCACCTCGGTCGAGCTTAGTAGGGTTGAATCGGGGAATGAAAACGTTGCCGTAGTCGTGGTGTTGTCGTTGATGAACAAACTTGACGCCGTGAAGGTCACACCCTGAACGATGAACGTAACCGGCGTTGGGATTGTGTAGAAGCTGGCCCCGGGCACGCCATTTGCGCCGCCTTCGGTGAAGACTATCGCTCTCGCAATCACATTAGGTGGGCCGATAGGTATCTGTGACGCCAAAATAGCCTGCGTGTTCTCCGGAACGTTGAAAGTAACCGGAGGGGCAGGCGCAGTCCAGAATCCGTTGCGTGTGATGAAAAACACCGTTCCCTGACGTGTTCCGGGGCCTATCAGCGTGTTTTCGTTGATGATGAATACGAGACCGCCACCAGTCGAGTTGCCGAATATGGGGTCATTGTCTGAGCCCAGCGTAGCAACCCCCGGATCGAAGACAAACTGCGAACCAGCCGTGGTTCCCTGCCCCTGCTCAGGCACGGTAAGCGTCGCGGTAGCTGTCGGCAGCCCTGCGATGGTAAAGGTGCCGCTGGTGCCGCCGCTGACACTGGCAATCACCAGATCCACGCCATTCAGATTACCCGCACCGTTTAGCGTGCCCGTAATCGTGATCAGTTGGCCCGCTGTGGGGTTGGCGCCAGAAGTAACGTTGTACGAGTAGGTAGCCGTGTTGCTGCCAGCTGTGATCTGCGTCTGCGTTATCTCCAGCGAACCGGAGTTGGGCGTCTGCGTGATCGTGAACGTGCTGTTGTAGTTGGAAACTGACGTTCCGCTGATCGTTACCTGGCTGCCAATCGATATGCCCGGTACCGGCTCGCTGGTCGTGATGGTGGCTGCGGTGATTTGATACTGGCCGGTGATCGCCGCAACGCTTCCGCCGGCATTCGAGAAGGCCACTGTCGGTACGTTGAATGTCAAATACCAGCGCTGCGCCGACGCGCCTGCAAAATTTGGAGTAGCCAGCCCAATACCAGTTACAAGCTGCGTGCCATTGGCAAAGGCATAGTCTGCCGGAAGACCGCTGATAAACACGTAGACCGGCTGCCCCGCGTTGAAGGCCGCCGTCAGTACCGGGTCTCCACCCGGGAAGTGCCCTGCGTTGGCGTCGGCCGTGTAGATTGTGATCACGCTGCCGGGGCTGTTGCTGCCTACGCCTGACGACTGCTCTATGCCATCGAAAAACCCTACCTGACCGGGGAATCCAGGTGCTGGCTGGGTGATGGTCGATATCGGGTAGCTGGTCTGTGGCGTCGCCGTACCGGTTTCAGAGGCTGTGGCGTGATTCGCAGCAGTAAACGAAACTTCAAACTGGGTGGTCGACAACCCAGAACCGAGGACGATAAGCGTCTGCCCGTTCAGAAAGGATGCAACACTCAATCCAGCAAACAGTACAGGCTCTCCGGCAGTGAATACGTTATTGGCCGTTAGCGTAACGATGTTGCTGGCAACTGCCGACTGAGTGATGCTTACGGCGGCGGCGGCGGCCTGGGTGGACGCCGTGAAGACCGGGGCTGCCCCTGGGCCTATCTGAGACACGCGATCGTTCCACTGGCCCGTATACTGCTGCGGCGGGTACACGCCCTGCGATAGGTCGGATATTGCGATGTACTCTCGCGAATCAGAAGTGAAAGACGAGGCAAAGCTTCCAGACGGTGGGCCATCGAATAGAGGACTGAACACTCCCGGGTCTTCCGAAACATTCTCGAGCCAAAACTGTCCAGTGGCGTCGAGGGCCAGCGTCATAATCGTGCCGAAGTCGTCTTCGAACGTAGTTACATAGTTGAAATTGACTTGGCTGGGAACTAAAAATACCTTCTGCGCCGCGTTGCTCAGAAATACCGTGCACGGTGCCGCAGCCGTAACCCAAAGGCGAAGGCCGAATCCGATATCGTTGATTTGCGCTGAAGTCCACGGTGAGGGAGGCCCGAACAGGTCATTTATTGCTCCTGCGGTGATCGTGGTGGCGGTTCCGCTTAATGGTCTGGTTTCAGCGTTTCCGAACGGTATGCCACCCCTGATCAACTGCATATTCAGCGTGGCCGCGCCCGTAGCTAGTGCAGTTACCGAAGGCATGAATCCTTGTGGAGTGCTGGTCGATGGCGCCGTCAGCGCAAACTCTGTGATATCGATGAATTCAGTGATCGACGTTAGCGCGCTGGACGCAAAAAATCCAGGATTACTTCCCAGAAGGTTGTTTTGATTGTTCCACGTGGAACCTACAGGGCCGGATATCTGAGGAAACGTGGTAACTGCATTTCCAGTGCCGGATACGCTGGAATCTTGGAACGTGAAGGGATTGGTCAGGCCGGGCCGCGTCAGTACCGAGCCAACCATGAAATCGCAGTTCTGGTTACGCGGCGATGCGCCTTCTGGAAGGTCTTGCGGGGCGGCGATAGTCACCGTCCCCGAGAAGACTGAAAGCTCCGCGTTTCCCGCGCCTTGGATATTGTTCACGGCGCTCTCCGACTACTGGCTCACAAATTCAGATTCCCACTCAATCGTGTCGCCTACCTGCGTGGTAAGCGCTCCAGGTGATAGTTCAACTAAGGCTGCCTGAGCCGCTGCTCCTGTGGTGAAAATCTGAATCGTGGCCGTTGTCTTGTTGTACTGGTAGACCCATCCAGACCCTCCCGTAGACTGAATCCACTCTGTATCTGGGCCGATGACCAACACAGCATTGCCAGCCTCCGCAGCAGATGCGACGTTGGCGTGCGTGAAGGCGACGGTGAAGGTGGTTGAGCTTACCGTTGCCACTTTCAGGGTCAAGCCGTTCAGGAAGGGCAAATTGGTTAGGCTGTTGAACGTGACATACTGCCCGGCAATCAAAGTGTTGTTTACCGTGAAGGTCACAACGTTGGTCGTCAACGCCGATAGACGGGGAGAATACACCGCAGGAACAGTGATGCCAGCCGAGAATTGGTTTACGCCATTCTGCGACTGTAGAGGATTCAGCACGAAGGTGGCAGAGTCCCAATTTGGAAGCAATCCGCCCTGAACGTAGCTTCCTGCCGCGAATGTCAGTGATCCATGGAAACGGCGGCGCGCTGAAGAGAAGTCGTAGCCATAGGGTGCGTTGAATACAGCCTGCGTAAGAATAACTGCCATGACTTCTCCTTAGAGTGCTTCTACAGCATAGAACAGATTGTAAAGGAATGATGGATTGCTCACAGACTGCAATGCGGATCCTATAGAAATATTCGAAGAAGCTGCGCAATAAATGGCACCCGATCCAAAGTCTGAAGAACTTACGCTGCCGACATTAGAGGTATAGGACAGAGATGCATCAACCGACCAGGCAATCTCGTCGCCATTGTCGTCTCCGATACCGCTAGACGGGCTAACGATAATCGTTACCCTGTATATTCCAGCTGTGGAAACGCTGTAAATAACAGTAGGGTCAAGGTTGGATGTCTGAGATAGAAAACTTCCCTCAGCCACGATTGTCGGCACATTGATGCAAGCCATGCGTGTATCTCCTATTGGAATGATCCTATCCCAAGTTGTTCGTTACCACCACCAGAAAACTCTGGTCTAAGGTTGTTGATTCTCTGGCGTGCCCTTACAACGGTCTGACGCAGGCGCAACATGCTTCGATCGGCCTGCTGGTTCAAGTCTTGCACCTGGGGCGATCCAAGGCGGCGGGCGTAGCGTACCGCGATCTTGTCGGCCACGGCTTCCTGGCAGTCTGGGATTGGAATAAAAGTCTCGCTCCAATCAGCCGATGAAATGGCGAGTGAAGCCAAGCTTCCCACGTACCTGATGCGCACGTCTCTCTGGTGGATTGATCCATTAAAGTATATGGCGTTTCCTCTCCATTCCCAGTCGTGCAGGTGTACGACCTGGTTACGCGGTCGTAGAGCTCCTGTTGACTCTGTCATGCGAGAGAATTCGTGAACACTGTTAGATCCGCGCTCCCACAGTTCCAGCGGCTGCAAAATATCCGCCGGAAGGGTAAATTCAGGGTTCATATCAACGCCATCGAAGAACCCAACATTGGTCAGCGCCTGCTGCGTCTCAGGGTTCATCACGCCAACGCCCAAATTGCTGTTCACTGGCGGTAATCCAAGTAGTAAATAGTTGTCGCGAATAAATGTGGGCTGGCCCATGATCCCGCAGTCGCGGCGCACCTCGCGGATTGCGGAATTCATGAACCGGCACAGCGTTACGAATTGAGGAAGCTGCGCTGGAAGCACGCCCGACGTCAGGTTTACTAGTATCTGCCCTTCTCCGGGCGTGCCGGTAAAACCCCTCTTGTCATCATCGACAAACGAGCGCACCAGGTCTGCAATCTCTAGCAGTGATGGAAAGTTCGTCGATGGGGTGATAGCCATTTGTTACCTCGATTGCATCCGCAGAGAACTTAGTCTTGCCGTATCACCCAGAGATTTGTGAGGAACGGCCCGAAAAACTAAGCCCTCGCCCCCTGCGGAAGTTTGGGAGACGTTTGCGCATCCAGCCACAACGCCTGTTTCTTTTCGTCCGTGGGCGCCTTGCAGTGGATACACAGCTTTGCAGTCGGCTGAATCTTCTCGCCGCACACGCCGCACTCCACCTTGCCATAGTCCCGCGAAATCAAATCTGTCTGGTGCCACGTTGCCGACACGCCGAAATAGTCAGCGGCAGCCGCCGAAATGTTGTTGCGCATCCCCAGCGCCTCGTCCGCCGTCTTGGCCTTGCCCATGCGCTCCAGTTCCTTGCGGTAGCTAGTTTCCATGCGCCGGTGCGCTTTGGCTACCTCTTCGGCCAGCGGAGGATTGTTGCGGCTCCAAAATACGCCGAACTTGCCAAGGTTGTCGCCCTGATGGAACTCAGAATCAATATTGTGATCCTGGTCGCGCTCGTCGCCGTATACGCAGGGATTCATCGGGTTGACCATCTTGGTAGCTTCTTTGAATCCGTTGGTCAGCACTGCGTATTTGTTGTCGTTCTGGTCTGCGCGCTGCTCGGTGAATGGGTGCGATATCGATCCACGCGCCATGATGTACGGCTGGCCCTTAGGGCACGAACGAATCAGCATGTGCGGATGGTTCGGTGGGCGCGACTGATTGAATTCAAGCGCCGACGTGTTGTAGAAGTAGATCGCGGTTTCCTGAATGCCGAAGTCTTGATCCTGCCGGCCTAGGAATGTTGCGGCGTTGGCGATTGCGGCCTTATCCGCGCTGATGTCGTGACGTTCGATGATGTTCTCTGGCATTATATTCTCCCTTGTGCAAAGCTGCTTCCGTTCATGAGCTTAGTTACGAGTGCGGCATTCCATGCGTTTTCGATGCTGCGCGCCTTGTCCTGTATCCACTTTGAAGAACGCGCCGATGCTGATAGCTTAGCATCCTGATATACATCCTCGACCGTCTTAGCGTACTCGGTTTCTTCATTTTCCTTGGTCTCGTCCATCGACATAAGTTTGGCCTTAAGTGATATATCCCGCGTTGCCTTGATGATTGGCACCATCATATCGATGATCTGCGTGGATAGCGGGAAGGCATGCAAGCGAAGAATAGGAGCACCTTGCGGCGTCTTTTCGAACCACTTGGCACGGAGCGGTAGAGCGATCTGGTAGCTACCGCGGTACGGATAGCCGCCAAGCAGCGACAGTCCAGTCTTCGGGCAGCGGTTGGCCTCGTACCATGCACCATCTCCCTCAGGGTGCAGCGTAGGCATCTGGATTGACTTTCCGGCGTCTGCCCATTGCAGCAGCATCCAGTGAGGCAAGCCATCGCCCAGCAGCACATCGCGGTATCCGGTGTACCATTCTGCGTCAGCTTCCCACTGGCCGCCTTGCCGTGTGGTCTCGGTCTGAGCCCATGCAAGGCGGAAGTGAGGTTGGCCGTAGCGGTTTAGTCCACCCATGCGCGTCAATCTGTCCTGGAAGTGTTGAGGGCATTTCAGCCGCTCCACATGCCTAAGAACTGTGTTGGACAGCATACGATACCCTCTGGCGCAGGTGGATGTCATGCTTGCTGACGTGGACGAACTGCTCGCCGTCAAGGGTAATCTCTTCAGCCGAATAGCGATTGAAGATCACCAGGTCATTCGGGGCACAGTCTTTTTCGGCATCAACTTCCGGGCCAATGGCGATGACTATTCCAGCGTTGGGGTTCTTCTGCGCCACGTCGGGGATGACGAAGGTAGTGCCAGCGTAGACCGTTTCTGCGGCGTGCTGCTTGATTAGCACGCGGTCATTGAGAGGCTTTGGATCGTCGTAGACCTTCGGCGCCTCGGCGAGAAACTTGGATACTTCGGCGTCGGTTACGGCTACGCATTCCGCAACCTCTGGAGTCTCGGTACGCTCACCTTCAGCGGTGAACTTGCGTCTATCGTTAATTTCCAACTCGGGCATGTTTTCTCTCTCTGGTGAGGAATTTATTTGTAACGCTCTAAGTATGCCACAGCGCGAGTAGCCCATGCTCGATCTTTATCCATCTTGTGAATCGAATGGTTACAGATCATGCAAAGCAGACCGCGAGCCTTACCAGTTTCGTGATTATGGTCGATGGCAAATCTTGCCCTTTTTCCGGATTGGTGGTTGTGGCTACCTTCGGCTAGACAGATAGCGCAAACTCCATTCTGCTCGGATAGCTTGTTGTCGTACCACTCAGGAGATTCTCCAAACCGTCGAAGAACTCTTTCCCTGTCTAGTAGAAGGTGCTTAGCAGGATTTTCCTTTCTATCATCCTTGCGCCACCCCTTGCGGTATGCATTCATCTTGTCTTTGTTTTTCTGATAATACCGGTCATTAGACGCGGTCATGCAAGGCTTGCAATAGGACTGAAATCCATCAAAATTGCGTCTATTATGGTGGAACCCAGTTTCTAGCGGCTTCACCTCGTTGCACTTTGGGCATTTCTTTTGCTTTGATTCCATGCGGGTTACCCTCCATTTAGAGAATAACCAGCACTTGCTAAATAGTCAACCTAAATCTCATATTGAGGGCTGGCTCGCATTGGTCACATAGCAACCGTACCGGGGTGCACTATTGGCAAGATTGAATGACGTGACGTAAGCGAACTGGTTAGAAGTCAACCAGCCGTTACCAGCCGGATCGGGCGTCGGCATCGTGGTGTTGCCGTTGCCGTAGTCGTAGAGCTGCAGCGAAATCAACTCGCCGATGCTCCACTGATCCGTCACCAGCATATCGATGCGGCCCAGCGGCTGCACGTAGGACAAGTGAACTTCGCGCCCTCCGAATGTGCCGTCGAAGTACTTCTTCGACACATCGGGAACGTTTCCGCCCTTACCCTCTTCGCCGCGCTGGATGTTGATCTGCTTGTTGTAGTAGGTGGTCTCAGCGATGGCTACACGCTGATCCTCGCCCATCAGGTACATCCCAGACTCCTTGCTTACGTTGGAGTCGCCCATAGCACGCCCGACGAGTGCTTCGATGCGCTGCGAGAGAGATGCAGTCACCGCGCCGCCGTTCAGGTTGATGTTGGGGGTAGAGATGCGCGACGGGAAGGTAGCGCGGTTGATCCCAGCCTGGGTGCCGGACGTGGCCGAGTTGTTCCACGACGTGGTGCCGTAGACGCCCTGACCAATCGCGCCAGACGATCCAGCGATCATGATGAAGTCGCCTACCGCGGTGCCGGACGGCAATGCAGTCGAGAACCACAACGTTGATGTCACAGGGTCGTTGATGGAGATGGTTGCGGTTCCGGTGCGGGCCGAACCACCCTCAGCAGCGAAGAACTGCACAACCTGGTTGTCGGTGAACGCCATTGCGCGAACTCCGGTGATAAAGCTGGTCTGGTTGCCGGTGCCCGAAGAACTGGACACGGTGCCGGTAGTAGGAATCTGCGTGATGGCTCCCGATGAGTCACCGTACATGATGCCTTCGATCCCAGCCATTGCGGAGTCAAGGGAGTTCTTCAGCTCCTCAGCCTTCAGGGAAATCAGGCCGCGCTTCTTACCGTCCGTGGCCAGCCGGGCGAGAGTCGTGATCTCGTTGACCGCATAGTGCCAGACCGGGGAGAGAACGAAGTCATTCCAGATAGAGGCATTGCCGCGCCCGAGGGAATCTCCGTTGCCGGTGCCCTGTGCGATTGCAGCGCCGCCCTGTACGCGGTACGGAACACGGAACGAAGGGCGAGTCGTCGCGCCTCCGGTCGTGGTGAACGAAACCGGAACGTTGGTGAAACGATCCTTGGCCAGCGCGTAAAGCGACTTGGACATGGGGATGAGAGAGGGGATTTTGCTTGCAAATGCTTCTACTTCAACGGATGTTACCGCTGCTTCTGTCCCGATGGCCATGGTGATTCTCCAGACGCAACAAAGCGTCAACCTGAAAAGCTGTTATCTCTGGTAGGTTTTATGGAGAAATGTCATCGCCGGGGGATGAGCCCGAGTTACATCCGGTAGCTAAAACACTTCTTTGCTGGAATTCCGCCAGCTATATCCGTTATCTAGGAGCTAGAAAATACGGACTTGTTCGAGGAGTTCGAATCCGACCATATTCGATGTTGAACAAATAGTACCACAAAGAGAAAACCGCCCGAAGGCGGCGTCTCTGCTCTGGCTATTATTCGCAGACTCCTTTCATTTCCAAGTTACGAACGTCCCATCCTTGCGGTATCCCTTGTTCGCGATGAAAAGGTACTGATTCGGGTCTTTGCTCATATCCAGATCGGCGGGAGTCATGGCGCGGCTGACGAGTAGCGGGCCACCACCAGGAGCAGTCTTGGCCGTGTTGGGCTTCACCTCGCCAGTACCGCCCGAAGGCTTAGTCGTGGCGCCGTAGAGCTCCTGAGCTTCCTTGAAAGCCGCATCCGACAGCCGTCGATTGAATTCTGACGTGCGGAACGATGCAACCTTGTCCACATCCTTGGCCGCCCGACGAATCTGATCCTGCTTTTTGAATGTGTCATCGCCCAGCATTTCCTGCACAACACGTTGCGCCAGCGAAAGGTTGAAGCGCTGCTTCTGCACGTCGTTCAGCTTGTAGGTCTTGGCGTACTGGTCGACTACTTTGTTCAGTTCGGGCGCCGATGCGTTGTTTACGGCCGTATCGACCTGTTTGGAGAAGAATTGCTCTTGCTGCTGCTCAAGGGCGGTCTTTTGCTCCTGCAACTTGCCTTCCATCGGGTTCTTTGGGTTGGCGGTGCGAAGTTGCTTTATATCCTGACCCTGCTTCTGCATCCACTGGTCTAGCTGATTAGCCAGTGCTGCCTTGCGTGCAGGGTCGGTCTCCGCGGCGAGTTGTTGAATATGGCCAAGCACGCCGGCACGCTCCAGCAAACCCATGGCGTGCGGAGCTACCGCCGTGGCATACGACTCAGGGTTGCTCCGTGCCAGCGTGTCAAGGTAGTGCGGAGCCAGTGCAGCCATGCCATCAGGGAAGTTCTTGAACGCCGAGTCTATCGCTTCAGGGTTGCCGGTCTTGAGCTGCTCGTCCTGCGCATCGTACTGCTGTTGGCGCTGCTGAATCTGCGTTACGCCGTCAACTCCGCCTACCGCGTCGAATAGCTGCTTGGCGCTTGAGGCGTCCTGCACTGTTGGGAAGACTTTTGCGTAGGCATCAGCGCGGAAGTACGCATCTCCCAGCTTCTTGATGGTTGCAGCCTGCTCGGGTAGTGCCTCGGCAGCCGCCTTTACCGCGCCTCGTACGTCGGCGGGTCCACGCCGCCCGTCTGCCTGCTGTTGCTGCTCCTGTTGCTGGCCGTCTTGCTGTTGTCCACCATCGGAGCCATCAGACGTTACCTGCGACTGATCTACGTCGGTTGTTTGTCCGGTGTCGGCTGCCCCTGCGTCCATGCTCGTGAAGTCTACGGTTGCTGTTGCCATCTCTGGTTCCTCCTGAAATTACTTTGCTGCGACGTGCCATCTACATCCCAACTTATGCCGGGAGCTAAGGAAGATGGGAGGCAATTCCCATCCGGGCACCAATTCCCGGTTACGCTGGCCTTAACCAGTTCTTCCGTCGCAGCAAACCTATGATCCGCCAAACTGTGCAGGCTCTGCATCTCCAAACACAGGTTCAGCGCGATGCAACTTTCCATCCCAATATACCGCAAGTACGCCGCCAGGCTTCACCATATCCGTATCTTCGGGCTCGCCGCGGAACTCTGCGTCGGTGAAATTCTGCAATGCGGCCACATTCGAGGTGTGGCACACGTACAGCGTTAGCGGCTGGTCGCCTTTGCCTAGCGATGCAGCGAAGAATGCGAACTGCCGATCCTCGAAGGCGTTCAGGCTCTCGCCGTCTGGTATGCAAACGTCACGCGACGCCACGAACAGCTTTAGCGCAGGCTGATTGTCTTTCTTACTTCGACCGGAGAACACGCCAAGCCGCCAGGGAAACAATCCACGATGCTGATTGACATGCAACTTGTGAGGCTTTGCGGCTATGTCGGCAGTAACGAATGCACGCAGCAACGGCGAGCACATGACGCGCTTGATCGGAAACTTAGACAGGAATCGAGCAGCCTCTTCCGCCTGCTTTATGCCGCCATCGGACAGAGGTATATCAAGCCATGAACGGTAGCATCCGGTCTCGTTCAAAATAGTGTCGCCATGACGAAGAATCAGGGCGACAAGTTTCTCTTTCATCCAAGCGTACCCGTCTCGTCAACCGCCAGACGCAGCTTATCGTGCCAGTCCTCATGCAGCCTGCAATGCTCAGGCGATACCCACGCACCACACACGGAGCACACGATTACGCCAACGCCCGATGCTAACCATTTTGCGTCCACCCATTTTCCTTTCATATTCCATACCACTCGAAAAGGTTATCTCGGTGCTGCTGTTCGACTGGCGTGCGTAATGGCGTGCCGATGTTTACCAGCTTTACTTTCTGACCAATGGCGTGGCCGAATCCCCATGCGAACTCAAGAAAACTAGGCGTGACTGACGTCCCGTTCATGTTGATCACGTTACTCTTTGCCGGTTCCATTATCATAGGCGCCTCGGTGCTTTGATTTTCTGCTCAATTTCGCTAACCGGTGTGTACACCCGCGTAGTCTGCTCCACCTCGTGCGGTGCCTGCAACTCCTGCTGCGATGTCTGGATGCCAGCGGCCTGCAACAGCAATTGCGCCTGCTGCTCCGGCGACAGCTTGCCGGTAAGGTTGACCTTGGGCGGCGGTGCCTGTGCCTTCTGAAGCTTCTGCACCATCGCGGCGTGCCCATCGTAATAGAGCGACACATTCATCCACTTCTTAGCAGCCTTGGGGTCGCGTGGGGCTAGTCTGCGCAGTGCTCTGCCGTCCGACTCCTGCATCCACGCGAAGACAGTTGCCTTGATCGTGGCGTGGTCCTCGTCGTCCTTCTGGCTCACAGGCACATAGGGAAGGTATTGCGGTGTCTGCTGCAACTGTTGCGTGAGCTGCGCAATGTCCTGCTCAACGCCTTCGCCAGCCTGTATGTGCTGCTCATGCGGCGGCTGGCCGGCTGCCAGCACCTGTGCCGCTCCCTGCTGCAGTATATGCTGCTCTGATTGTAGATGCTGTAATTGCTGAGTCATCTGCACGTAGTCAGGGTTTTCAAGCGGCTCGGTTGATAGAAGGGTTTCGATGTCCTCCAGAGCCCCGTCTTCCGCGTTTGCCTCGTCAACGGTGATGATGTCCTGCAAGTCGAGCGCGTTTATGATCTCCCGCGCATTGGATGGCGTCTGAATAGCCGCGGCAATCTGCGGGTTTGTTGAGGACAATTCAAGTATGTGCAGAACCTTGGCCTCACGCTGCGAACCAGACTGCGGTATATCGGTATGCGTCTCGGGGAAGAACTCGAACTGACCCTTCATCAGCGATGGCTTGACCGATATGTCGCCCTCTCCGGGTATTGTGTCGCTCAGGTCTTCACCGCCATTGCGTGCGCAGCACTTTGCCGCCTGCTCTGCTGCCTTGGCGATGGTGAAGTTACCTTTGGCCCACACTGGCCCGTATCGCTCAAGGCTCTGCTGAATTCTAAGCTGCTGGCCGCGCCACGTGTCCTCGCTGCCTTCGGTGGTGCCGTTCAATGCAGGTACAGCGCCGTCAATCGCCTGAATCAGCGGCCCAACGTAATACTGGAACATCTCAGCCATGCCTGGGATTGGAACAGCCTGGGGAGTCTGTCCGACCACGTCCTGCATCGACTGACCTTCATCCAATGCCACTTCAATAAACCTGCGAGGGTCAGACTCAAGTTGATTGATTGCCTCAGCGTCGAAGGCTTTGGACTCCAAAAGCGTTACGGCTATCGATCCTCTGATGTACTTGTCCCAAAGATCGGCCCATATATTAACTCGCTTCTGAATTGGCAGATCGCCTGTGCCCAGAGCTCTCCGGCTCTGGCCAAATCCTCTGGTGTACATCTGGAGGGCGAGGTGATCATCCATCGATTCAGACCATCCGCAGCATAACTCAGTGCCCGAGTACACGCCGAAGAACCCGTCAGGGAAGTTGGCGCGGAGGAAGTCTTTCTGCGTATCGGTGATTGCGTCATCGTCAAACATGCCTGGACGAAGCCAGAAGTATCCCATGGTGGTCTCTCGGATACCCATCGTTCCAGTGATGTAACGGCCCGCCAAGCCGATGCGTGTGTTGATGCGTGCAATGCGTTCAAACTCAAGCTCACCGCTGCCTCCCCACGATGGCTTGATCTTCTTTCCCATCCACGGATAAGCTGCTCTTGCGATTGCATAGTCAACCTCCTCGAAGACGTAGGCGTATCCCCAATCTGAAAGCTTGTCCGCCATCATCGGCCCTTTAGTCTCAAGTACGCCGTGAACGCTGCTCAATTCCCTGCGGTTAGGTGAGCCATTCGAATCTGTTCCCCACCGCGCATCGGCCACCGTGCGCGTGAAAACCACAGAGCGGCAGTCAGTCCATCCGATGTCGAACAAGTCGCCCTGTAAATTGGGGTTCATCTTCTCCCAGATGTAGGTGTACTTGTTAGCCTCATCGCTTGCTGCAACATCAGGTGGGTTCTTCGAGCGCCGCGGCGCTGATTTGACCTTGATCTTGCCGCGATTCAGAGCACCGGTGGCAATGTCGCCCTGTGCGCTGAAGATGTTGGTCGCGTACAGGTTGCGGTCGTCAGCCTCGGCGATGCCGTTCTTACCAGCTCCGGCGTCCGCGCCGTACACCTGCCATCCACCAGTGCCGCGCTCAGCCTTCAAGTACTGGTGTTGTCGGTCGTAGTGCCGCATCTCCCACGTCTCCAGCACGTTGAAGCGCCGAGCTGCCTCATCTGCAATGGCGCACTTCTCAAACAGGCTCTTGAGTGTAGGGATGATTGTCTGGTCGGTGAAGTCGGCAGGCTTCCACACCTTTGCGTCGGTGACGATGCATGGAGCAAGTTCCCCAGGCTGATATTCCTCGGCTGGCGGAGGTGCCACGTCGGCAGAGTCGGAGACCTGCAGATCTTCAGCCACGATGACCTTCCTGCTCTTTCCTGTTAGTGAAAAAACTTCTAGGTAACAAAGCTATCAATGGCGTAAGAGGGCCAAACAATAAAAATGCAAATGGCTGATCTTTGGTTAGATATCTACCCTGTTTCCACCAAATAATCAATCCGCCTACAAACGGGCAAATCGCATACGCTATGAGCCACTTCATCCGTAAATACCTCTGGTTCACATAATAATAGCCCACAGATCGCTAAACCTGTGGGCTATCTTTGAAATGCTGCAATTAGGTAGTTTGCATGAAGGTGATCGCAGTGGGAGTAGCAACCACAACCGGAGGTGCGCCGATCGTCAGCACAATGGTGGCGCTGATCGAGGTGGGCGAACTGGCAGGCGAAGGAACAATGCCCGACGCCGTGTACGTGATTGTCAGGGTCTCGCCAACCACAACCGTGGACGGCAGCGGGATGGTGACAATCAGGCCGGTTGCATCCACGGTAGGTGAAACCGTGGTGTCGCTTGAGGTAACAGCGAAAGTGGTACCAGCGGAGAACGCGGAACCGGCTGGGGATAGCGTGCCAGTGAATACGATAGTGTTACCTGGATCGGAAGGAAGAAGGGCCATTTTATTTCTCCTGTTTGAATGTGATTGCGGTGGGCGTTGGGGTTGTGCGCTTGTAAATCTCCCTCAGTATAAAGGTCTGCTCCTTCGCCTGATGGAGAATTTCTTTCAGCAGTTTTGTTTGTTCGTTAATTTCATGCGATGGGTACTCGTGCGGATGACTGCGCTTGTAGTTATCAATGTGCAGATCGTAGGCAGGGTTTGAGTCCCACTCTTTGGGGTATGGCATTGGAGGTTCTCCAGTAAGTAGGATGCAGATTAGCCCATCGAGGGAATCTGCATCGGCGCTGCCTTTGTTGCCATGGCACCACCATCGCCACTAGGCTGCGATTGGTCTTCATCGCCCATCGCTTGCGCCACGTCGTCAGCGGTGTAGCCCATCTGCTTCAGCTGATCCACACACTGCATCGCCTGTGGGTTGTCGGTGATCGGCTGCGGTGTACTCGAGTCCCCACCCGCTGCTGCTGATGGGGCAGACTGGCTCATGTCGTCAGTTGGACTGTTCGCCTGCATCCTGTAGTTGCTGCTTCCCTTCATCGCCATCGCTCATCTCCCGTAACCGCTTCATTTCTCTGTCCACGATAGCACGAACCGATTGCGCGTTAGGCATCAAGCCTTTTATCCGCATCATCGCCTTCGCACCCCTCGTCAAGTCCTGCCGGAATTTTCTGTTCTGATGCGCCTCTGGCCGCATTTGCTCTTTCCTCCGCTCGTGTTGCTTCCCAGCCTACAGGCTTAGGCTTGGTGGTTGGGTTTACCTGTGCCCGCTGCGTCATCAGCACGCTTGGTCGCTTGGCTTGGATCAGTCCCTCTTGCAGCACGTCAACGCGGCGCCGCTCCTGCGCTAGCTGCGATTTTAGATAGTCAATCTCGGCCAGCAGCACAGTCCTGAGCGGAAAGATTGCTGCGATGATCTCAGATAGTTTCATACGAAAGACCTTCTAGTATACCTAGCGTAGGTGCAATGAGCTTTGTGGATTGGGCCAACAGCTCCGCAGAAATTGCATCCAACTCCAATCACAGAAAGCACTTCATCAACCCCAACGCGGTACATGAGCTTATCTAAATCCATCTGCTGGGTTGCAGTAAGTCCCATCAATCCCGCCTCCACGATGGCCTAACCACTGGCCTATCTTTCTTGACCTGCTGCTTCCATACATGCTGCGCTGCGATCATCATACGGTCTTGCGGCGTGGCTGTCTCCATCTTTTCCTGGTAGATATCGTCAGTCGTCTTGCGCTTGGGTGACAGCATCGACTTAGTGAGGTAGCGGCAGGCATCTCCTAAGTCCTGCTCCAGCTTCGCCGCTGTCTTGTCAGTCTTCAGCACGTCGTCTAGGTCTTTCGGGTCGCGCATCAGCACGGGTATAGCCTTTAGTAGCTCAGCGCACTCGGAAGATATCAGAATGGCATCGTCGTACTGGAACCTGTGCCCATCCTTGTCCACGCCCCATCCACAGCCCTTCGTAGCCTTGAACAGCGATGACATCAAACCGTAGCCGCCCTTGCGGTCGTTGTCAGCCTTCTGCGCGCCCACCACGCCACTCTTGCGCAGCACCCTGCTCTGCTGATTTCCGATGGAGTTCTGATCGTCGGTCACCTCTTCCGGGCTAAGGAAGTAGCTCTTTATCTTGGCACGCTCATCCGCCAGCATGCAATCGATAAGGTCCTGCCCAACTTCAGGTGCTTCTTTCTCGTTACACACGTATTCTCTGTAGATTACGGTCAAATTGATTGGCTTTATCAGCGTATTCCATCCAAGAAGGTCCTCAGCCTCTGACGGCTTTAGCGCAATCCGCAGCGCCCACAGCGTAGCGCACCAGTGTGTCCTTCCCCAGTCCTGAGCCATCCAATGATTAGCCCACGGGCGCTTTAACTTGTCAGCCAAGCTAGGCACGATGCGTACCGACTCCAGATCGAAGCTGTTGGCGAAGTATGCTCCCTCAAGCGAATCCCAGTCGCCTTCCCAGTCTGCCTTAGCAATGACTGGATCATCCGATGCCAGACCGCGCGTGTACGGGCCTCGCTCGGCCGCATACGCCTTGCGCTGCTCATCCGACCAATGGTAGTAGTCAGCCTCGGTGTAGCCGTCCTCTTCAAGAGCAGCAAGCACCCATTGTGAGTTATCCCACGGATTTACCTTGAGGAATGCGTAGTCTGTTGGGTCTTCGGCCGCATTTAGTTCGATAAGGTGGAACCACTTACGCAGCCACTGAATGCCGCTACCACGCATGTTGAACAGCAGTAGTATCTTCGCCGGCCTCCCACCCTTAGACCTGCAAGCCTTGCGCATCTCCCGTATCTCGCGCTCAGAGAACTGTTCAGCCTGGTCAACGATGATCAGGTCATAGTTTCCTGAACGGAACGCCTCCTCAACCGCGTCGTAGTTCTCGGCGTACTTGAACTCCATCCGCGATCGGCCAACCCGCAACTGCGCTGGCGGACTCATCTTCAGGTTTCCAGCAAGCCATGGGAAGTCGCGCTTGATCGCCTCAAGGTGGAACGGGACAAGCTGCGCCTGCCACGTCCGCATAACCAGGCACACAGTCATGCCCTGGCGCTCGTGCATCAGCGTTATGGCTACGCGGTCAGCGCCGGAAGACTTTGCAGCGCCGCGGCCGCCGCCGACGCCAATGGTTGACGCCTCTGATTCGGTCAGCAGCCGATATATTTCAGACTGCTTAGGCTGTAGCTCTATTTGCGGCATCAGTAGCCAAGCACACGTATAACGCTATCGGGATGACTTCCATTCGTGTCGCTTATGGCAACGAATTCGTACAATGAATGCCGTATAACGCCTTTATTGGAGCGTATAACAGACTGAACATCTTCCCTGTATAACAGTTGCAGACCCTGTATAACAGCCTCGGTATAGTTTCCCGTTATACGCTCGTTCAGGTCATCAGGTATGCGTGCCGCTCTCAGTGTGCTCATCAGTCCTCCAGCCTTTGAACCATGCCGCGCAGCCCATGCTTCTGCTCTCTGTGCCCCTTGTCCATCAGGCACTCATACTGTGTTCCGTCTTCCCACCATCGCTTGCCGCAAATAGGTATCTCAGTTGCCATAGCCCTGCCCGCTTCGGTGAGTTCGGGCGCTATCGTTCCTACGCATATTTCTCGCAGGTCTTGCATGTCTTTTGGCCGGTCTTTCCCGGCTGTCATGCCCTCACCCCGTTGTGAGCTATGAACCTTATCGCTAAGGGGCGGATTAGAACCGCATTCCTCACCAGATCTCGGCAAACGAGCGGGAATCGAACCCGCCACGCTCAAATTGTTCCACTTCGTCGAGCGGCACTCACGGTTACCGCATCGCTCACCATTCGAACGAGGTATCCACTCATGCCCACACACATCGCATTGGTTGATGGTACGTTGCACCAAGGCCATGTCTCATTGTACCAAACATTGTGGCGCATTGCACCAACTACTTGCCGATATGCTTGACAATCAGCGGAGCATCCTCGTTGCCCTCGTGAACTATCTTCTCGCCGTACTTCCTTGGATTGAGCTGGCCCGCACGCTTCATGAGTGCCTGGTAGATCAATTTGGATCGCTCAACATTGTCCACGATCTTCTGCGAACTAAACGTGCCATCCTTGGTCTCGGTGACCGTATCAACCTTACCCAATCTTGCCGTATGTGACTCATTCAATGCAGCATCAGCATAGGTGTCAGCCGATAAAATCCTCGCGCGTGCGGAGTCCTTGAAGAATCCTTCATTCTCGGACATCCACCTGTAAATCGTTACAAGTGTTGGAGTTGATTCTAACTCAGGTTCCGCTCTCATTGTGTCCAGTACGTGTTCCAGTCCCATACGTGACTCTACGAGACGGTCACATATCTCATCTGCTATGCGCTGATCGAAGGGTATTGCCGGTCTGCCTGCCATAGCGGAATTGTAACCTAGCGCTTCCTTTTTGCGTCTAGCTCTGCGAATTTCTCCTTGCTCATACCTTTGGTGCTCGTGGAAGATAGAAGATAAATCACTCCGATGCAGAGAGCTACGGGAAGCAAATATGCAAGGCTTACAAGTATAGATAAGCTATTGACCATAACCGTAATGATAGCGTACATTGACGTAATGGACAAAGAAATAATTAGTCAGGCAATGCGCTGGGTTCGATCTCAAGCAAAGAAAGCTCCGCGCCCTAAAGTGATGCGTCCTTGCTCAAACTGCGGAAAATCATTTGGAGCAAGAGAGTTACGGGCTCACAAAACTAATTGCAAATAACTATTGACACGCAACGGTAATGTGCATTAGTATTGGTCTTGTTAGAGGAGATACGTAGATGATCAGACTTATCGACAGTAGGACGTTTGAACAGTTTGAAACCGATGCGCTAAACCATGCTTCGCAGGTGTCAATCAAACACGCAGATGGTTACTATTTCCGCTTGGGATCGGCTAATTACGACAACTCGTTTTGCGCCGGTAGCTATGCTAGGCTTGCGGCGAGCGCGGCATTCAAGCTCCACCCAGAACTTAGAATCCACTAACCCACGCGGACTCCAGAGCGCAGCATTGCTCGATCTCCGCTGATGTATGACGATTGCAGTGCTTTAGCGGAATCGGGATGGTGTAAAACCGGTACTTAACCCCATGCTGAAGCTGGGCTCTAGGCTCGATTTGCTGACGTGCGACATGGGTCGTGCCGAAGACGAAAGAGCACTGCAATGGCTATATATAAATGAAAGGAATCTAATGCGATACCTACCAGAGTTCGTGCCCTACGCAGGCCAGCTTGAGCATGTAACTGAGGTCGTAAACCAGCTCCAGTGCGCCGGCGACACCGGCGATCAGGTGCTCATCTACCTGGCTCGTAAGTATAGGCTCAATGTTCCGCTACCGGAGGTGAAATGATGTTTGATCCGGAAAAGGTTGAGCGGTTCAACGTTTTATGGAATGGAGATGTCATACCGGATGATGTTCCGCACCTAGAAGTTGTTTATGCCAAAGACTTCGACGAACTTGTCAAGGAATACGGACTCGTGTGCGAGCTACTGCGCATAACACAGAGTTATGTTGACAACAACCCACCAAAACCATGAATCGAGGCCACAAATGCACCTGTTATTCTTGCCCGACTATATCGCCGTCTTGGTTATGATGGTGATCTTCCTGCGAAACGCTTTCTCAAGCAAAACAGACATTTAGCAAAAGTTTGGTGCGGTGGTCATGGTGATGCGCTAGATGCGCATACAAATTCCCATATGCGGGTGTTGCGAAACAACTACCGCGCCAATTCAAACATTAGGCAGCATCCCCCGCATCCGGCAGTGATCCGCCGCCGTAATCCTCTCCATTGCCGTCCGCAGTAAAACCTCTCTGTGGCGCTCAGGCTTGGCCACCAGCAGCGCCGCAGCACTAAGGGATACGATTACATCCCGCTCGCGATCCTGAAGCGTGTATCCCCGCTCAGCGAAGCGCAGTATCCACTCCCCGATGCGTAGATTGGACTCGTGTAGCTCTTTAGCCTCACGGACGCGCTGCTGGGCCTGCCACGCCTCATGGCTGAGCCTTTCTCGCGGAACGTAGAGCGTGTCTTTCCATGTAAGGTTTACCGCCTTTAGAATGTCATCCGACGAGCATCCGGCGAAACAATGCACTGAGCACCTATCCTCGCCTGCATAAATAGCCAAGGTTAGGCTCTTTCCGCCATGCACCGGGCAGATGGCTCTCCACGCCTTACCCTCGCGCCTAGATCGCTCGAATAGCCTGGACACCTCTTCAGCTTGCATTATCACCCTCAAAGTAAATTATGATCTGCCCATCATCTTCCTCGAAATATTCTTCAGGTGGCTCCAGTGTGCAATCATGCAATCCGCTATGGCCGCAAGGCAAGCAGCACTGCTTGAAGAAAGGGTCAGTAACCCCACAGGGCTCGAATAGGTTTTCTATTTTCTCAGCCTGCACAGATTCTCTCCGCGTAATCAGCGACGCAATTGGCCAGTTCGGACGGAATGGTAGCGGCTTTAGCTGTATGTTCTTTCCTAATCTTAGACTTTGATCCGGACCGCAGCATTGTGTCTTTTAAGCGGCATAGGCGTTTCTCTTCGGGCGTCATATCATTACGGAAACCAGCAGCATGCTGAATGCCCTTCTTGATTCCCATCGGCATCAGCGGTGGCACGGAATTTCCCCACAGGTAGAAAGGGCCAGCATGGTTAGCTGCAGTCCCGACGAAGCCCTGGGCGCGTTTCGTATTCTCCATGATGTAATTAACTTCGGCAGTGTGCAGCAAGTTACGGGTGTGGTTAAATAGTCGGATGCCAGTGGATGGGTACGGTGGGTTGGGATGGAAGTGAGCCATACCGAACAGGCTGAACTCTTCACAAGGACTAGATGATGCAACAAAATCGAATTTACCAAGATATACCGATGGCACTTTTCCGTGAAGCGACAAATAGAACCCTATTTCATTACTCCAGTGAAGGCGCTCGACATCGTACTGGATAAATCTGCAACCTTCGGGAGCTTCCTGTGAATTCCAGTCAATTCCTACCACTTCCCAGCCTCGCGCAGCGAACGCCTTACCCCATCCGAATCGCCCACAGAACAAATCAAGCATTCGCATGTGCGGCCTCTTTCGCCTTCGATTTTGCGAACTTGATGCGCGCATGCCGATCGAACATCTGCACCTCTAAACTCACCGGCCCCGGCACATTCTGCAATTGATTCGGCCAAACTCCGAACTTCTCGCGATAGCGGTGCGCTGCCCAACCATGCTTCTTTTGCCTTTGTTCGGCCAAGGTCAGGAATCCTGAGTACCACTCCTGTTTCTGAAACATAGTAGCTTCGGGCTTCTTGGGTTTCTTCGTCTTCTGCCCGCTGAACTCGCTGAACTCTGCCTCAATGTGGCCTCCAGTGTACGCAGGCAGGCTCTCATCGCCGCACGCAGGGCATTTCTTAGTCTTCGGAGGTATCAGCCAGCCGCATTTCTTGCACTTGCGGTGTGTGGCAGGCTTCGGGTCTTCCTCGAATGCCTTTTCTTTCTTGTCTGCCGGGTTATGTATGTCCAGGTGGTCGTGGTAGATGTCCTCCGCCGGAGCTAGGGCGGTGCCGTCGTCTCGTGTGAGGTTGCCGCCGTGGTCAATTACCAGCACATCCGTCTTTGGTTGCTGGCCTGCAACTCTCTTGCGGGGATTGTCCGTTCTCAGTCCCCTGCCGATGATCTGAACCCAATCCGTCTCAGACTTGATAATTCTACAAATTCCAAGAACTCGTACATCCTCGTCTATGCCCGTCGTCAGCACGCCATAATTGACCACCAAGCGATACTCAGCCCTCCGGTAGGCCATCAGTACCTTTGTGCGGTGTTCGCGCGTCATAGAGCCGTCTATGTAGCCGCAGGTGATGCCTTTGGCCTCGAACTCATCCCGCAGCTTACGAGCGTGGGCAAGATTCTCGGCATAGTAGAACCCCGGTCGATCCTCGCCGTACTTTAGGTAGGTCTTGACCACGTCCCCGATTATCCGGCCATCGCTCATCACCGCGGCCCGGTCTTTCTCAGTCAGGATGCGGTTGCCGTCCTCGTCCAGGTGCGTCTTCAGCCCCTTGGTGCTAGGCTCCTCGCTGCCCACCAGATACCGCGGTCGCACCAGGTAGCCCTCGTCGATAAGCTGCGCCGTGGTCTTGGTCTGAATCAGCGCCTTCCACCGCCGCCCCATGCCTTTCTTCCAAGGCGTTGCGCTCAGGCCGATGATGATCACATCCCGCCAGTCCAAAGAGTCCACCATATCCAAGAATGCTTCGGTCGAGAGATGCACCTCGTCAACGATGATGAAGTCCAGATCGGGCAGCTCTCTATTCACCGCCGTGTGGATGCTGGCCACCTGCAACTTAGCATGAGGATTAGTGCGTGGGTGATCTTGCTGCACGATGCCGATGTCAGACAGCCCCTCGCCCTCAAACTCTTCAACCGATGGCTCTATCAGGGCATTGCGCGGAACAGTGAACATGCTGACTTTGCCCTTGGAATAGCCAGACTTGAACAGATTGGCAGAGACTAGAGTTTTCCCCCATCCCACGCTGGCACAGCCGATAATTCTTTTATGCCCTCGCTTGGCAGCCTCGCGCACCTGCTCAATGAACAGCTCCTGGTGGTCGCGCATCAGCTTCTGCGGCTTGGGCGGAGCTTCTGTTTCGAACATGTTGGCTTGGATCACGAGATTTGCTCATCTTCCACACGTTTTCCCACAGACCTGACGACTCGGTATCCCAGGGTTTTTAAGTGTTCGCAATAGGAATCGCTCCAAATCCACTTGGCAACATACCAACCTTCGGATCCGTAAACCCACATTCTTTCGTGACTACTGTCGTTGCTCATACTGTGATCTCTCCGTAAACTTCTGCAATTAATAGCTGCTTGCTTTGCTCTGTCTCCAGCATGATCTGAACCGGGGCGACATAGACCTCGTGTCGCAAGGTTCGCCGTATCACGCTCTCTATGGTCGCAGTCGTGGTCTTGAAGTAGTCGGCGAGTTCCTGAACTGAATACCCTTGCAGGAACTTAGTGTTGATTGCCTTATGCGTGATTGCCATCATTCACCTCGATACGCCTAGCAGCAGCCTTCGCGATTCATCATCTTTGCATCGGTCTAGCTGATCCATAAAAGATATTCGAAGCTTCAGCATGGTTCTCTTTGTATTGCAAAGACGATATCTTCGGATGAACCATATGCGGCGATGATAGTTGGGATCTTCTAATCGAGACTTTTTCACAGCACCACCTCCAGCACATCTGTTATTGCTTGGCCCTTGATGACCATCGCCGTCGAGTAGCGAAGCACCTTCCATCCTAGCCGCGCAGCAATGTTGTACTTGACGCAATCCGTTTCGAATCCATTGCCGCGGCTGTGGCGAGACTTTCCGAATGACGTTCCGCCTTCGATCTCCACCGCTATCAGGCGCTCAGGCCATGCGAAATCGAATGCGAACTTGCGGCCCTCGCAGAACTTGTATTCCCGCTCGGGGGTTAGGTTGTGTGCGTGGCAGTGGAGCGCGAAAGTCTCCTCGCCGGGGCTTAGAGGTTGCGGTATTTTGGCGGGCATGGCTTCTCCATTGATGGGCCGTAGTTGTGAAACGTCCGATGACAATAGCCGCAGTAGGTCTCCACCTGATCTAAACTGTCTCCCCACATGCGCTTTCCACGCTTGTGAGATAAATGCATACTTCCGTTCTGTTCTTGATCCATATCCGGGAACACAGTTCTTCCACACCTGACGCATCTATGTCCATCGCGCTCATAGGCGGATATGCGCAAAGATGCTAACTCATCGCCCTTTAGCCTGCCCGGCCTGGGTTTAGTTCGTGGTCGTATCTTCACTTAGTAGCCTCGAACTTCCTCATGCACGCATGGCACATAAATGCAGGGTTGTACCGGCTTATTGTCGTGCCGCATGGGCACCGCCTCTGCTCAGGTTGCGGCGGCGCCCAATCCTCGATGTAGCTGAACATCCTGCTTCCGCGGTCTTCACTCATCATCCATCCTTTCAGTCATTGAATTCGTGTAGTCCGCCAGCGATGGCAATTTCGAACATCACTGCTTTCGCCACAGCGGAATTACTTTTCTTGGATATGAGAGTGCCTAGCTTTTTATGCACTCCTACGAAATGGTGGTAGTTTGCTCCCTCGGCCTCACTGTCGCAATATTCTTCCAGATCTTCCAGGGTAGTGTTATCCACAGTGGCCTTCTCGGAGGTAGAACCTTTACCACAAAAAGAAAGACTATGTGCGTTTCCGAGATAACGGTTTACCTCATCGCCATCACACTTTTCATTGATCCAAAACAGATTGCTCATTCGTAAACCCCCAATTCCTTATTCGCCTTGTATTTCCTGCGCTTTGCCTCTTCTGCCGCAAGGTGCCTAATTTCCGGCGTCTCAACCTTCATCAAGGGAACGATGAAGCGATTCCAGGAGCTTAGACTGCCGCACTCCATCATCAGAATCTTGAACAGCGTTGGCGCGTAATCCGGCATATTGCATACCTCCTAACTTGGCCACCATTACATCGACTTCTGCCAGGAATGCGATCACGCCAGCTTCCATGAAGGCAATGCTTTCTTCGTCGCGTAGCAGGCGTCTAATGAAAACTTGATTGCGGGGCGGCAGGCGAGGATCGAAACTCACGAAATCTACCCACTGTCGGCCAGAGCAAGCCATCTCTGCGGTGAGCTGCCACAGGTGCTCTTCGGGTATGAGCCCGGCCATCATCCATTCAATGTGCGTCGTAGTTACCGGGCACTTTATCTCGACTATCCCGTCATTGCCAACGTACCTGTCCGGAGACGCGCTGAACATCGGTATGGTGGGGTGCTCTGCTATGCCAACCTCTTCCACGTCGTTTCCGCTAACAACTTCATAGGCAGCACTGGCGTACTCTTCCGTGTCTATACCCCACTGCATCGCAGGTGTGACGTAGTGCTCAACTGCGAATCCGGTCAGGCGTTCGGTTACTACATCCGTAAGATAGTCTTTGCGCTTCTGCGAAGGTTGGCCATTGTTGAGGAACGAGAGAGCATCCTTCACTCGGGATCCGGTACACTTGCCGATTCTCGCCTTCAGCCATTCAGGGGTTTGCTGCTTCAACTCGATTGGGTTCATGCCAACTCCCCTTTGCGCTTGTTGTAGGCATCCATGAACAGCTTCACCGCTGTAGAGTCGTTCGCCTCAACCGCCGCCCTGTACTCCCTGCGATACTGCTCTTTTAGGGTCTCCATGTCCGCGCAGTGCAGCAACTGGCTAACCGTCGCAGCTATGGCCTCAGAAACCTTCAATCCGGCTCCATTGCCGTCGTCGTCCTTCTCGTCAAAGCGCAGGTCGAAGATCATGTTCTTGAGGTAGCGCTTGCCGTAGGTGATTGCAGAGCCGGTAGCGTGAGTGCGTGACATGACGCCGCCCCCCTTTGCTCCCTTTCCATCAGCAGGCATTGGTAGAGGGTATTCTTTAGTGAACGCCCCGAGAGATAGGGTACCAATAATTAACACCTCATCTGGCTTATCGGATACCGCCGGCCGGAAGGAAAGCGTCATATTCTCATCGTCCAGCAAAGTTTGAATCTCGCTGTCGATGTCCTCTGACGTAGCAAACTTGCTCTTGGTATCAGGGTTCCAGCCGCGCTTGGGGATGCTCTTCAGTTTCTTCTGAATGCGCTTCAGCGTGGCGTTGAATGCCTCCTCCTCGCTGTGCTGAATCATCCATTTCTGCTGCTCAAGGATGAGGTTTACAACCTCCATGGCGCTGCCCTGCTTGATCGCCGCATCGAATGCCACCTGGATCATCTGCATGGGGGTCTGTACTTGGGTTGATAGCTCGGTGCTCATTTGGCCACCATCCAGGTAATCACCTTGGCTAAGGTAGTGCCGTCCATCGGTTCGCCCTTCTCTACCCGGTTGAGGGTCGGTACGGGTATGCCAATCTCAGGGGCAAGCTCCCGCAAGGTCACCCGCTCCGCATCGCGCCATGTTTTTATGAGTTCGCCAATTTTCATAAAGCAACGTTCTCATACAACTTTCGTCTTGTCAATGATAATTTTCTTGACAATGATACAAACAAGTGGCAATCTTGTATTCGTAATCAAGGAGCCACAGTGAACCGCATAGTTCTACCACTGGTCCGGCAGGGTTGGGCGAGCAAGATAATCAGCTTATTTGTGAGGGTATATGGACTCTAGAACAATAACTGCTACTGAAATGATCGACGATCTAGGATTACGCAATCGGGCGTACCAGGTGCTCTATGCGCTAGGCGATACGGCTGCAACAGTTCGCACGCTGACTTCAGGTGAAGCGGCCTGTCTTGTGGGCATCGTAGGCGATTTATTGGACGAACGCGCGCACCCCTTGTTGCAGTGGACAGAACTGGACGAATTGCTGTACCACCGCATGTCACCGCGAATGATTCAATATGTTGCCGAAGGTGGAATATGATCTGCATCCACTGCAACCAACCAATCAAGGATGAGCCGGTAAGAACGGTTATCGGGCCGGTTCATCTCAAGTGTGCGGATTACAAGAAAGGCAATACTAAATGAAAACTATCGAGTGTCCGAAGTGCAGGAAAGTAGTTAATGTCGAGCCTGAGCATAACGGCTTCAATAAAGTCAACTCGGGCCACGGCAGAATAATTGACCCGTGGAGACGCCCAACTGAGTTGCAGTGTGCATGTGGACAGCATATCGTGCTGGTGATCGCTTCACCTCAATTCAAAGCAGCCTAACTTTTTTCAACTGCGCGAGAGGCGTAAAATGAGCATACCTAACTATCCCGAAAGTACATGCGCTGCTGACGTAGAGGCTTATTACGGAAGCGGTATAGAAGTTGAGCAGGCCGTTACGTGCAAAGAGAACGACTCTTGCCGCTGTGACAGTTGCCTGGAGTTTATGGAGGCGCAACTATGAGCCACGCGCATATCTTCGCTCTGGCGGTAGTTGTATGGGTAGTCCTTACCATGCTGGTAGTCGTGTTCCTCTACGCCTGCGACAAGACAAGCAAGGGCGCCGACGAAGCAGATATGACCGCCAGAACGAAGGACGATAGCGAGTACGAGAAGTACGCCAGGAAATATAACGAGTTCGACCATGCTAAGGAGGAGTCGAGATGGCGAGATCGGTAATGACTCAGGCGATCAATATCGCGCACGACCAGCAGCGGCCTTTTTGCTTGATTTCTAGGTGCGCTGGATTTTGGTTCGTGATTCCTAACTACGTAGATAGGTTGGAAGAGATAGATTACTTAAGCGTGGAGTGATTGCAGTGCTTTAGCGGAGTTGAGTTAGCGTAATTTACCGAGCCTCTACCCCATGCTGGAGACGGTTGCTAGATTCGATTCGCTGACGGTTGGCATGGGCTGATCCGAAGACGAAAGAGCACTGCAATGGCTATATGAAGAGATAAACGCATTAGAGGTGGAGTTAATGGGATACGGAATGGATGAAGAGGATTGGGGTGATGCGGCTTTGGACGATATACACCAGCACGATATGGTCAACCTCTCAAAAGCATATTCGAATGCTGGAAATTCAGAGGTAGGAGCAACTATACGCTGCCCTGTTTGCAATTTTGGTTTCGTCAAGAAGACGGTATGCCAACGGTTCTGTAACCGCAAGACTACAGGAAGAAGTACCTGTAAGGACGTTTATCACAATACTACAAACCCCCGAGGATTCCAGATCGAAAGAAGGGATAGGGAGTAAATGAGCGAGATTGTATACACCGAAGGGCCGTGGAAAATGCGAGTCAACGGATGCACCGCCTCAATCGTTACGGAGTCTGGAGTAGGAGTTGGGCTTTGTCAGCAAGTAAAGAAGCCGAAAACAATTCCGAATGCTCGTCTTATTTCCGCCGCTCCTGAACTCCTTGAAGCGCTCAAGCGTATTCGCGATGGGGCAGGATAAAATCCAGGATTTACGGCATGTGGGTGCGAAGATCACAATTCTCCAGATTGCTGTAACAATGCGGGATATTGCTGTCCCGAGTGCATAGCGGCTGCAGCCATAGCCAAAGCTACCGCAGCCAACCAGTGAACCACTCAGGAGAAAAACTAAATGTTTACTACAAAATTTCTTGTATTTTATCTAGTGGCCTGTTGGATAAGCCGAAAGAATATTCAATTTTGGGATAGATACTACTCAAAGTGAACCGCTCAGAGGGGATGGAGAAAAATACGATGACGAAATCTAACGCAGAGGGAGCCGAACAAGCAGCCAGGGATAAGGATAACGACCTTAGAATTGCAGA